AGTGGAGTTTCTGGTTTAATATCCAATAACTTAGTTGCTATCTTTTTACAGTTAGTCATCCAACTCTCCATTGTATGCCCACCAAACTTATAGAGAACTAATAGTTCTCCTATATACTTCTTAAAATCAACATTCTTTAAAGTCTCAAATGCTATGATGTGATTATCTGCATCTTCAGATTTCAACATCATCATAAGATTCCTTGTTTCTTCTTTGTCAAAAATCATTTTTGCCATCAGTCTTCAATTTTTAATGTTTTGATAGCCCACATATGTGGTTTACCACTTTCAATCATATCAACCCATTCTTTTGCAGTAGGAATGTAATTGTTACAATCCTCTTTTACATGCTGTTCTCCAATATATCGGACATATACATCTTTACCGTCAGAGTTGGTAATTACCATACCAAATCTTTTCTCACATTCAAAAATACCTTCTGAATGATGTCTAAACATTCTGTGCATACTATGACCTATCCAGGCCTTAGTTTCATCAAACCAATTATGTATCTCCAAATAGTCTATAGGAGAACCACCAAACTTTTTAGCTGATGACTTTGCATGCTGCCAAGGATGTGCCATTACTTCTTTTTTAAATGTTCAATCACTCTTTCCCAATAACTTCTAGCCATCATTCTACCATCTTTATATGGTGCTAATGAATAAGTTGCTGTTGCAGATTTTAATGATTCTTCTTTAGCTTTTTCAGGACCATGTAACTTTAATGCATAATTATACATTTCTTCTGCTTTTTGTTTTTCAGTCATCAGTCTTCTGTTACATTATCTAAAAGACTACCATCGTGAAAGAAATCTTCATGATCAGTAACTCTCACATGATTATTAATAATGTACTTTCCTGAAGGAATACAAATACACAAATCTCCCCAACCACCTTCATTATTCCACCAATCTTCTATATCATGTAGAAGTTTGTTTTCTGCAAATTCTTCAATTGCCTTATGGGCATCTTGAGAAATATTATGTAACAACCAATCATTTTCCCAATCTTCTACATTGTCATTTACATCTTCTGGAGTTTCACACTTTTCTGTTGTATAACCAATCCATTCTATGGCACCGGAGTCTCCTCCACCATCATATTTTACCTTAATACCGGTCACACCATGATCAGCCAACTGAAACAGGAGGCTTGTTAATTCTAATTCTGTCATAATTATTTGATTTTGTAAAACCTACCTAATATGTTTCCATTTAGGAATTCTTCTTTTTCAAGTACTTCGTGAACAAACTGATGTTTGGTTTCTTGATATGTGAGCTCCATACCTGAGTAACATATCAATAAGATTTCTCTTTTGATCAGAACTCCTGCTTTGTGAGCATCTTTAAGAATTTTATTACTACTATAGTAGTTTCTAAAATCAGGTTTTATTTCTCTTTTGTACTTTTTTAACCTTTTATCGGTAGTTAAAGCCAATGCTTTTTTACCTAGAGGTCTTTTTATATTGGCAAAGAAGTTTTTCTTACCAATGTATGCAACAGACTTACCATCTATAATAGCAGTCATAATGTAAATAAATCCTACAGCTCCTTGAGGAATATCTCCATCTTCAAACTCTTTACCTTTATAAATCCAACTCATAATGCTTGTTTTAGTATTGGTAATAATGCTTTTCTGACAGCATCAATACCATGTACTTTAACTGAGTCAGAAAGATCTTTTTCCATTGGAAGATTGACTGTAGTAATACCAAACATGTTCTGATATTTTTGAGCTGCCTTCTGACCGGGCTCATCATTATCAAATAATACAAATACACTTTTGTAGTGTTTAATTGCATTAACCATGAAATTTGTAGGTATCATAGAATTCTCACTGTCTGGAGCAACACATTCTGCATCATTAATCTTTAGTTTATTAAATGCCATAAGATCTTTAAGTGAAGAAGTAACTATAAGAAACTTTTTGTCTCCTCTAAGTTGCTCACTTCCTTGAATATAATCCCGGACTTTTATAAACTTACTATCCTTTACTTTAGGTTGATAGATCTTATATAAGGTTCCATCTTCTTTAAAATAACCATAGATATAGTTTGCAGATATTCTCATGCTTGTTTGCATGCCTAGGTTGTCTTCCTTAGTCATAACATAGAAATCTAATGGAGCTACGTTGTAATGTTCTAACATCTTAGAACCAATACCAAATCCTGTCCAATAGTTTTGATCTAAATTATTCCAGTGTCTTATTTCATAATCAGAAACTCTAAATTTAGAGTGAGCTTTTAATTCAATTACTGGTGCTGGTTCATGAGTTTTAATATACTCATTATAGTCATCAATAATTTTAAATGATGCACGGCCTCTACTTGGAAAATTAAACAATGTTTGAACAAGGTTTAATGCATCACCGCCATTACCAGAAGAAAAGTCTTTGTATTTATATGTATTGTTGTTATCCATATAAATATACATTGATGCAGTTTTCTCTCTGCTATTAAAAACTGACTTAATTTTTACACTTTGACCGGTAAGTTTTTCAGTTAGATTTAAATAATATTCAAATACCCATTCTTTAGGTACATCTTCTAACTGTGATACAAGGTTTTTAGTAGAAATCATAACTTCACAAAATAAAATAGGGGGAAGCCGTGACTCCCCCCTACACTATTATTATTAGTCTAGGCTGAAATCAGTAGATAAACCACCTGGAGATGTGAAATCATCATCATCACCAAAATTGTTTACATCTTTAACTTCCAACTTTTTAAGATGTTTAGCTTCATCATAAGTAATGACTTTACCAGCTTCAACTTCACCAAATGCATACTTTTTATTTTCTGCTTTAGGAAGCCACATGTCATAGCTTGTATAAGAGTTTTTATTCAAATACTCTTTACCAGCAACACACATCTCAAGATATTTATCTTTGATTGGGGCAGTCTTGTTAAATGCTTCTACAAAGTCATCAATAGTCTCATGTTGACCATCTTGTTCTAAAAACCACTCATTAATTCCAAGAGCTTTAGATAATCCTTGTAAAAAGATAAGAACGGATCTATCTCTTTGAATTTTAATTCCGGACTTAGTTGCACCATCTGCATATGCATATTGAGATGCTTTTACTCTACCTATCTGACCTTTGAAGTGACCTTTTTCCGGATTATCTTTATCTAGTGCAAATCCTTCAAAACCTTCAATAGGTTCAGTTTCTACATGTAGAATCAAATGCTTAGCTCCTTCAATGAATTTGAAGTCTTCTAATTCTACATTGTTAATTTTTAATACGTGATTACCAGGAGCAATTGTTTTTGCCATTGATGAGCCACTCCCTGAGCCCAAATCTGTTGTACTTAAAGCCATTTTTTTTGTTTTAAATTATTAAATAAATACTTTTTCCCATGATGTTGTTAAGACACCATCTGTCATCTCTGTAATTACAATTTCTTCATTACGTAAATGTTCAGGTCTTGCACCACATGTAACTTCTTCATTAGTCTTGAAAGACAAAATAGTTTTGTTACCTTTTCGGTACATGTACCCAATAGCATCTGCATTTGCACAAATTAAAGATTTAATCTTACCTGTCAAGTCTATATTTGCAGACATGACCATCTCTCCCTTATCATCAACTACCTTGTCTTTGATGTGACCAGATAGGATAATTGTAGGAGCTAAGGTATCAATAAAATCTAAAACTTGGAAAAATGCCTGACGGATATATAAATATCCTGCACCATTTGGTAATGTAGTTACTGTATCTCCATCAAAATTCTTACCCATTGGTGTTTGCTTATAAAGCTTAATAGCCAGGGGCATAATCATATCTTCTAATGCAGTAACAGTATCAACAGTAATAAACTTGTATGGATTACCAGCAGCTTTAATAGCTTTACCAGTGTCCAATAATTCTTGTAAACTACTTACTTTTACTTTTAATGCATCAACAAAATCAGAACCATTCTCTAAATCAATAATCAAATTGTCATCAAGACCAGCATAAGCTGTTGTTTTACCAGTCTTTGGTTTAGAATAAATCACTATTCTTTTAGGATTTAATCTTTCTGCTTTAACTTTCTTAGTTGGAAGTACTATACTCATAAATCTTTTCTTGCTTCTGTTATTAAATCATTTAACCATTTCTTATCACTTACAGGTTTTACTAACATTATAGCAGCAAAATCTTGTAAAGAAATATTAGCTAAAGTAGATTCTCCTCCTACTTGCACAGGTGTTTCTTTAACAGGTTCATCAAGAACAAGTTCTTCTTTTTTAGAAGGAAACTCATCCTCAAAGTCAGGAAATACTGAAAGTGTTTTCTGTAGTTTAGGAAGACTGTCTTCTTTTTTCTTAAGGTCTTCTCTTCTTTTTTCATAAAGAGCATAAGAAATCTCAGTACCATCTTCTTGTACCATCATCAATTCACTAGCAGAAATGACATATGCAGAGTATCCACCAGCTCTTTCTCTAAGCTCATATTCTTCTGCATAAAAAGGATTTGCTTTGAATTTAAACAGTGGTCTATCCTCATACATAGGAGTATAGTCCTGTTCAGCACCCTTTTCATCTCTTACAACATCTATAAACTCCATATAAATGTCTTCATTCTTCTTTAATTCACTTTCATAAAGTTGAATGTTTCTCCCAAATCGGCCTTTTTCATAAAATGCCATTTTTAGAGTAAAATTTGGACTAGCAAGCTTTAATTTCTTAAAGATCTCAGCATGTTTTCCAAAATACTCTCTTTCTTTTTGTTTTCTATCCATAATTAAAATTTTACTTTTTTGTACTTAGAGTATTTGTTGCCTGAGCTGGAGGATCAATTTCAATAATCCTCATGGCTGCTCTGTCAAGTTTAAAGAAACTCATCTTTGTTAGACCATTCCTTGATTTTAGGAAGTGGAAAACTAATATGTCATCATCATCTATGATGAACTTTTCCGGACCATACTGTCTAATCTTTCTTATAGAAGGTTTATTTATACCAAGAACAACATCAGCATGTTGCAACAAAGCATCTGCGCCAAATAAATCAGAATCCAATACATAGTTACCATATTCTCCATCTCTAGCTCTGTCAGGGTTATCAATATTTCTATTAAGCTGACTTAGTACTACAAAAGCTACAGGATAGTGTTTCTTCATATAAGTTAGTGCTTCTCCAAGAGCATATAGCATCTCAAACTTATCTTTTTCTTGTCCTTTTGCTACTTTAAATAGTGCAGAGTGGTCTATGGTGACAAGCATGTTTGTGTATTTCTTTACAAGCTTACCATCTTTATCTTTTACCATTTTTGCATGATCTTCCATATGTTGGTGTATTGTTGCACACATTACATCAACTGTACATGGATCATAAATGACATCAATAACATCTCTGTCTTTTGATTTTTGATAAAGTTCAACACACTTGTTAAATACAGCATCATCTAAGGGTTCTGCTTTACTCATCAATGTATTATAATCATATCCTGTGTTTAGACTCAACTTCCGGATACCGTTGGTTTCATCTAACATTTCAAACTGAAACTTAAGCATTCTAAATTCTTGGTCTTGATTGTTTTTGATAATATCATCAATCAACTGCTCCATGAATAAAGTTTTACCAGTTCCAGGTCTAGCACCTACTACGGTGATAGTTCTCCATTCTAACCCATCACAAAAGGCATCATTAAATTTTGGCCATGCACTCTTCAGTGACTTCAGTCTTCCTTTTCTTCTTGCATCTAACTTATAGATTGCTTTCTTGAGAGCATCTCTCTCACTTACCGGTATTAAAGGTGCCGCACCATTAAATAATTGACCCATATTATGATTTTTTAATTACATCTGCTTTTGCTAGATTGTATAATTCATGCATTACTGTTATAGTAAGTTCAATAAGTAAAAACTGTCCAATTCCTATTGTAATAATAAAATTGTCAGTTAAGACCCAACCTACTAAGGTTCCAATAATAGCCAATACAATCAATAGTGCTTTGTTTGCCATTAATCTACTCTTTCTTTAAAATAATCTACTATTTCATCTCCCCCATCATTAATCAAATCACAATATGTTGCTAGATCTGAATCCCATGTTTTATCAGTATTCTGTTTTCTTATGAAATATTGAGAAGTTCTCATATAATCATATCTACGGATACTGAATTCATCAACATATTTTCTAGTAGCACTTAAGATAGTATCCCAGGTATAGTCATAAGTTTCAAAAAACCATCTGAAACTATTCTCAAGAGTCTTTGGATTGACTCTTGCATACTTTCCACTAGACAGTTTTTTATTAGGGAATATCTCATTGTATTCCTTAATGTTATCAAGAAAATTACTGCCAAGTAAATTTGTAGTGGTTTTCTTCTTTGACTTTCTAAAATAGCCATCAATTTCAGTAATAAAGATAATGCTTTTTGAGGTTAAATGCAAGTTTTCATCAAGCCATGCCTCACTTTGCAGCCTTTTGCATTCTATTGCTTTATTAACAAAATTTGCTACTGTTATTTTTTCTTTAATACAGTATAATACATAAAATGCATTAGGAGTTAAACCCTCCTTTAAGCACTTAAGAAATATCTCCGTCATATTACCAAGTTATAGTTTCATTATAAGTTTCTAGTACCAATTTAGATATCTTATTAAAGATATCATCAGAATCCCATTTAGAGCCGTTATAAGCAGCAGAAGCAGGATGTCTAACAGTAAACTTATGGTTACTATTGTTAGTAATGACAGACCACTCTTCAGCTTTTTTACCCATGTACACATAAATCAATCCTGGATTATAATTATTTAACCAATCTAACAAGTATGCGGTAAAAGGTTTCCATATATCATAGTGACTACCAATTTTACCTACTTCAACTGTAAGAGCTGTATTAAGCATTAGTATACCTTGATTAGACCATCTTGTTAAATCAGGATCTTGCCATGTTGGATACTCTTGGTATACTGTTCTTTCAATCTCCCCAAAGATATATCTTAAACTAGGTTGTACTTTTTTAGTATTACCACAGCTAAAAGATATGCCATCTGCTACTCCTAGTTGAGGATAGGGATCTTGACCTACTATTACAACTTTAAGTTTATCATAAGGACATTCTTCAAATGCTCTAAATACTTGTTTCAATGGAGGAGTAAATCTCTTATCATTTACACTTTGTCTGTATAATTCACTGAGAATCTCAGTAAACTCAGAACTAAATATAAAAGATTTAAGAACTCTGCCCCATCCACTAGGTTCAAGTTTGTCAAACAATTTTTGTTTAATTTCCTCAATTTCGGGTTCTATTTTCATTTTTTTTCTATTTTTGATAAAAATTAATACTATGAGCACCATTAAAGTCAAAGAAATCAAAGATGATGCTATCATCCAGGTTCCAGTAAACAAAACTTACTACGTGATGGTAAAAGCTGTTCTATATGATCTGTTTACCATTCTTCAAGAAAAAGGTATTTCTGAAGAAAGTTTGCAGAACATATTGAAAAAGCAATACAATGAACTTTCAGCACATGAAAGATCTTTTTACACAGTAACTCTTTTGTTAGCTGAAATTGAAAGACAAGCAACAGCAAATGATTTAATTGAAGAAAAAGAAATTGATAAGAAAGAGATTGAAGATACTATAACTAATATAGACTCTAAAGATTAATATTAAAATTATCTTTACCTAGTTTTATACAAGCTTCAATAGCTAACATAATCTCATCCTTACTGCAATCAGCAAAAGATTTTCCGGCTAGCCCGGAATTTTCTTTTATTATATCCTTCATTTCTTCAAAAGCATATCCTGACTCTTTGGCTAATTCTCTAATACAAGCATGTACTTTTGCAAGTTGTGCTTTACTATGATCTGCATTTGCAAGATCTAAATACATATCTATCACCTGTCCTTCTTGCATCTTATCTACAAAAATCTCATAAGCAAGTCTGTCTTTTGGACTATTGAAGATAAGTTTTCCATTTTTCTTAATAAACTTACCGCTAAACATACTAACAAGTTATATTGTCCATAATTTCAAGAAACTGTTTATAGTGTGTTGTGTTTGTTATATTGAGTGCTGGCACATCAAAAGATTTGAGTGCCCACTTATCATCTACAACATCAAGATTATCTGTACTATGAAGTACTAATCCTGTACACAGTTCTTTTTGGTAATAGTAATAATCATATCCATTTTGGCTTTGTTCATCAGTAATAACTACCTTTTCAAAGCCAAAATCAATTAGTTCCTGTTCTGTCATTTTTTGAATATTTTTTTTCAAACTTTTCCCAACCTTTTGGCTCAAACTGTGTGATGAGTAAATCAAGTTTAATTTCTTCTTCATGTTCATCACACATTCCTATACCCTTGATATCTAAATCAGGACTATACTTTTTAGTAGCCGGAGCTCCACATTTAACACATTCCATCATTCCATGTTTAAATTGTAATCATTCAATATTTCTCTGATTTTATCTCTAACATGCTCATAAACTTTATCTTCATGAGCTGGTAGTTTTTCATTATACTTTAATTCATTTCTAAGATATTGATCAAGATCCCATACTGCCATTTTCCATTTATAACCATCTAATGCTGTTCTTGCTTCATCTGCTTCTTCAACAGAATCAAACTTTAAAATTATTTCTGCCATATTAACTGTTTTTCATAAAAATATCTGGACTAACAATGTCTCTTACATAATTAATGTCTTTGTACTTCTCATTAGTCAGAGTCCATAATCCCATCTCATCTACTCTTTTCTTTCTAAGTGTAAGTATAGAGTATCCAGTAAGATGAGCATTATCATCATCTTCACTCAACAACATGCCAAGCATGTTTTGTTTCTCTTCCTCAGTAACATGACCTGTCTTAACAAGTAAATTTAACTCTGATAGAAAGATGAAAGGTCTAAACTCTCCTTTTTTATTACCTGCAGCATACATGTACCATAGGTATCCCATGTTGTTGTCTTCAGGTTTTGCAATATCCCAATGTTCATTGCAAATGTCTATAATCAAATTCTTTAGTTTCTGATCTTTAAATTGAAAATGTCTATTCATAATCTTATAAAATAAAACATACCGATTAATTTATCTGCATCAGGAATTATCTTGTCAATATTTAATGCAGTACCATGAAATGTAACTGTAGTACCTGTATCAATCTGATATACAACATTTACACTCCAACTAGTTCCTTTTGGATAAAACTCTATCTCAATAGGGATGTACTGATAAGTTAAATAATATACTTGATGATTAAGTTTACTTCTTCTAAAACCTAGTTTTTTAACAAGTTTGTTTCCTATTAGTTCTGTATCTCTAAGTGTCATAGCTAAAAAATATAACGGATTGTATTCCAAGGAATATACTTATCATGTAGCTCAACAAACTGTTTAATATAATCAGCTTTTCTGTTGTGCTCATATCTTATATTCTTACCACCATACTGAGATACTTTACTCTCTTGAATTTTGGGTACCCATAATAGTTCTTCTCCCGGAAGTTTATGTGCTAGATTATACTTGTGCTTGTCTTCATTATGAGTTAAGAATATTACCTCAGCTTTAACAGAATTTTGTGGCCAATGATTTATATAACAGTGCTTATTAATTATATCAAACAAAAACTCATATTCAGCAAGCCAGTTGTCATGAACTATTACCGGACTAAAATTTAAATGAACTTCATAACCTGCATCAAGAAATCTTGGAACAGCATTAAGTCTTAAATCAATAGAACTAGTATTAGGTTCTAATTCTTTTCTCCATATTTCAGGCATCAGACTAAATCTTATTCTGATTTTACCTTCTGGGTTAAAGTTTAGTAAATCTTTATTCACATACTTAGTAGCAAATGAACCCATAGCAAGTGGATGATCTCTGAAGAACTCAAAGATCTTTTCCCATTCATGATATTTAGCATGCAGAGCAAAGTCTTCATTACAGGATATATCATAAGTAATATATTCTCCTGTTTGATTAGGTTTCTCTACTGTAGAAAAATATGCATGTGAATTAATTTCTGTCAGGATGTCCATAGTATTTTTAGCTACAGATAATCCTTCCGGCTTATGTCTCTTCATATAACAATAAGTACAGTTATACAAACAGCCATGACCAAAGGAGGGACTTATAAAATCAGTACTCCTCCCACTTGGTCTTATGATCATAGATTTTCTGGTAACTTTTTCAACTACCATACTATTCTGATTTATTTTTCCACTCTTTCCAAGTGTCAAAATCTTTAAGTTCTTCTATTTCTTTTTTCCATTCTATCTGGAGTCTTTTAGCTATAGCAAACATAATAAATGCTCCAGTAAGAAAACCTAATGTAAAATCCATACTATTTTATTTTTCTTTGTTCAAAATAATCTATAAAGAAACCTATGGCTACAATAAGATTCATTCCTATTGAAGCTAGTATTTCATATAAATCATCATAAATATTTACAGATAGATGCACATGACCTACCATCCAAAATGGTATGGACAAGTTTTGGCTTATCCACACCACTAGATATTTAATGAAATGACCCATATACTAGGTATCTAAGTACACCTAATGCTCCAATAACTGCTAATGAATAAATAGTTATCCAATAAGCATTGATCAATTTGTCTTTAGTCTCCTTCTTCATTGTTCACTCCCTTTGTCTTTGGCTTCTCCATAGTTCTTGGAGAACTTTTTTTTGACTTGTTCAATCTTTCCAACCTCTCCTGAATTTTCTGATTGATTGAATTGTAATCTGTTTTTCTCTTGTTGTCGCTCATACTCTTTCCATTCAAAAATTTCTAAATCTTTCATTCTAACTACATCAGCTATAGTCATACCTTGAGGTATACCATTGTTGGCTTCCATAATCTGAATACAAACTTCTTTCATTCTTCCCATAACTTCAAACTTTTTTCTAAAAACAACATTATGGTTACTCTAATATCTTTATGACCAAGAATAGATCCGGCTGCTTTTAACTTGTTATAAAACTTTTTGTCCATATCTAACTCAACTCTCTTTGCTCTTTGAGTAACTGAAACTGTTTCAATCACACTAAAATCAAATGGAAACATTTGAGCATAGACATAAACATTTTGCTTGTACAATTTATCATTGTAAAACTGTACTGCTAACTTCTTGTTGTAGTTAACTTTATCTCTTTTTATGTTGATTCTATCAGCAATTTGATGTTCTGTCATCATAAATCTATAGGCCAGAATACCAATCAAATAACTTCTTTGATCTACAAGAACTCTCGTTCTCTTCTTCATATCTAGAGACAATAATGCATTAAGAATATCTCCTTTGCTGTAATCTTCCATATTAAATAAGATCTAGTTCTAACTCTTTCTCTTCAACTTTCTCAGCTTCAGCAAATAATCCTTCTATAGGAAGGAATCTACTGCTGTCATAATACTCATAAGGAAAAGATTTTTGTGTAAGACTAACTTCTTTCAGTCTAACTCCAAGTTTACCAGGTTGTAAACCCATATTGATAACTTCAACAACGGTATAAACTATACCTTCTTGTATCCATTCATCTGATGATATTTTTAATGGTTTTTTACTAGAGTCAATACATATAACTTTCATAGGTTTCAATTTCTGTTTTCAGGTCTAATTCTTCAAAGTTACTTTTTAACTCAAATAAATCTAAATAATCACCTGACTTAACAGCACATTTTCCTACATTATGTGTTATCAATGCACATTGCTCTGCCTGTAATGGCTCATGTTCACAATATCTTATTAAACATGCTATTACATATAAAAAATCATGAGAATCATCATTATACAATACTAACTTATGTGTTTTTGTATCTTCCATATAACTTCAATATACAAAAAAATCAGGGTTAATCTATGTTAACCCTGAAATCTTTCCATGCAATTTTATTTTGATCAAAACCTTCTAAAGCTTCTTTTACCCATTTTTCATCTACAGTATCCATGTAGCATAGAATGTGTACAATAGCCTTATCATCCGGATTTAATCTTAATAATCTACCAATTCTTTGACTTGCTTTCCGCTCATTACCATAAGCATGAAGAATAATACCCTGTTTAAGATTAGGAATATTTACACCCTCATTCAACTGCAATACAGTTGAGAGTTTAGTAATCTGACCTTCTTTAAACATCTGAAGGTTTTCTTCAGAAGTATTATTATTACTATGATAACTATGCGGGCAAAGCTTATCAGCCTGTGCTTGTGTGTTTGCAAATAGAATGCACTTACTATCTATAGAGTCAAATAAAATCTTAGCATACTTCTCTTTAGTAGGATACTCCATCATTGCTTTCATTCTCATAACTCTCAATATATGAGTAGGTCCTGAGCCTGTATCAATACGGGTGCCCCAATATGAATAATTCTTTTCTTCTGAAGTAGGGAATTTCTTTCCCTTGGATTCAACCATGTAATTATTCTTATTGCTTAGATGAAGCTGATGTACAATAATTTGATAATCATTGAGTATTTTATTTTCTATAGCATCATCTGCACCAAAATTAAATACTATTGGACAAAACTCAGCTACTAGACGGCCCTTTTCAGAATCTCTATACTTAGGTGGAGTACCTGTTAAACCAAGTACTCTACCTTTGTAATTTTCCAAGAACTTTCTGTGACTGTCTAGTAGACTGTGAGCTTCATCTAGATAAACCAACTCATAATCATTAGGATTATGCTTGCTAAGACTTAGATAAGTTGTAAATGTTACTCTCTGTAAAAGATGATCCATGCCAAATTTCTCAGCATCATCTTTCCAGGACTGAAAAATAGATTTCTTTGGTGCAACAACAAGTACTCTATCTAATTGAGTAGAGTTTTGTTCTATATGTGTTAGGCCTACCAGGGTCTTTCCAACCCCGGTACCTAACACCACACCACATCTGATCTTATTTTTAGTTGATTCTAATGCTTTTGCTTGAATCTCATCTTTTGTCATTTTGTAAGATTAAATATGTTTTTACTAATAAAAGCTTCAGCTGCACATGTATCACTCATTGCTTTAATAGTCTTGATATGTTTATCAAGATTCTGTAAAGACTTTTCATGATCATATGTACCCCAGGCTCTCATAAATACTTGTAAGAATTGATGTTTAACCCATCTGTCTGCTCTACCAATTCTTAAGAAAAACTCATTAAAGGCTTTTGCCATGTCATGAGATTCAGGATTGGTAATCTTAAAATGTCCAGACTTGATCAATTTAGATCCAGACACTACAGCTGATGTACCACGAGTACATATTGCAGCCAACATCAATGGCTCAATATTATACTGATTTCTCATCTTGTGTAGTTTCTGATAGTCAGGTAAATAAGGTTTGAAGGCATTCACATAATTCATCAATGTCCAAGATTTAGATGAATTATTCATTTTTGCCATTTTGACAACTAATTCTATCTCATCATCTACATCTAAAACAATGTAAGGAATCTCTGCCCCCTCTGCTACTAATCCAGTAAACAAGTGTTGACCATCTGTAATGTATCTTTCTTTTTTACCAGATATAACATCTGTTTCAATACATACTACAGGTCTAATTACACCCATAGTACGGACACTTTCAATCATTGTTTGAACATGTCCTGGATTTAATATCCTATTATTATCTAGAAATTTAAATTTCTCGTAGTCTTTGCTATACTTAACATTAATTTTTGAACTCATAATCATACTTTTTAAAATCATTTTAACCAATTCATAATTCTAGCTTCTGCGGGATGTGCATGAATCCAATCATGACAATTCCTACAAACTGCTTTCCAAGTACTTTGTACTAAGTAAAAGGCTTCTCTATTTGCACCAGCATATGTGTGATGTACATCAGTTGCACTATTAGTACAACCAGATACAACAACTTGACATAAGTGATTCTCTGTTAGAAATCTTTCTCTTAGCTTTAAGTATTCTTGATCTTTTTTCTTTCTTTTAGAAGAAACCTGAGAGATTCCAGAAGTTGTTGGTTTCTGTAATTCAGTATCTTTGCTTTTGTGGCAACTCCAGCAATTTTTGCAATACCGGAACCCCTCATGGTTCTTCCATATGATAGTTAATTTATTACAACCATCACATTCTTTAAGCTTTTTTTGCATTTTTTAATCTAGGTAATGTTACCGGAGCTTCCTTTAAACTTAAAAAGTTTTGTGGGAGTATTCCTTCACTAATAAAGATAGTGATAATATCATCTTTACCTATATTTAAATCTTTAAAAGTTAAAGTATTCTTAAACTTCTCATCTGTTTCAGAAGAGTCTATTAACATCTGAGTTAATGGGCTTTTAGGAAACAATGTTTTAAAGATAAAATTTGTATAATGTATTGTAGCTTTCTGTTTTGCAATATTTAAAACAGTTTGAGCTCTCTTGTATACATTAACAATTCTTTGTTTTTTTCTGCTACACATAGTAGCCAGTTCTTCTTGATTAAGAGCTTCTAGACCATAGAGT